TACCATACCAAGTTTTAGTTATCCCTAAGATTTCAACTTAAAAACAAAAACAATAAATTATGACACAACATAATACCATCAAGCTTTTTGAAGCTAAAAAAGTCCGTACTATTTGGGACGACAAAGATGAAAAATGGTACTTTTCCATAGTGGATGTGGTGGCTGTCCTAACCGATAGCCCTAATCCTCGTAAGTATTGGAGTGTCTTGAAAACACGTTTAAAAAAAGAAGGGAGTGAGTTGACTACAAATTGTAGTCAACTGAAAATGAAATCGGCTGATGGAAAGATGTATTTAACCGATGTGGCAGATACTCAGCAGCTTCTCCGTTTGATTCAGTCTATTCCATCGCCCAAAGCAGAACCGTTCAAGCAATGGATGGCACAAGTGGCGACTGAACGTCTTAACCAAATGCAAGACCCCGAACTCTCTATCAATCAAGCACTGGTGGACTATAAGCGGTTGGGGTATTCGGATAATTGGATTAATCAGCGTCTCAAATCCATAGAGATTCGTAAAGACCTCACGGATGAATGGAAGCGGCACGGATTGCAAGAGGGAGTGCAGTTTGCTACGCTGACCGATATTATTTATCAGACTTGGAGTGACATGACCGCCAAGGAATATAAGCAGTTCAAAGGTCTGAAAAAAGAGAACTTACGTGACAATATGACCAATAAGGAATTGGTGCTAAATATGTTGGCGGAACTTTCCACCAAAGAAATATCTGAAAGTAAAAATCCGGAAACATTTCGGGAACACATGGATGTGGCGGAAGCCGGTGGTGAGATTGCCCGCAATGCCCGTATGGAGTTGGAAGCCAAGACGGGTAAGGCAGTCATCAGTCCGCTGAACGCCAAGACAGGCATTGCGCTCAATTCATCTCCGGAAGAAGAAGACACAAAAGAATAATCCTAAAAAGTGAATCAATATCATGAAGACAACATTGCATACAGAATGGACTGTCGAAGACATCTGTAAAGGATTTACCTACAACGAATTGGAAGGTAAAGGTCTGTTTGGATTGGACGGGCGGCTCACTATCCAACCCGAGTATCAACGCCATTACATCTACAACGATGGGAAACGTGATGTAGCGGTGATAGAATCCCTGCTGAAAGGTTATCCCATCGGACTAATCTATTTCAACCGGACTGTGGACGGACGATTTGAAGTACTTGACGGGCAGCAACGCATCACTTCTATCGGTCGGTTCGTTACAGGAAAATTCGCCATCAAGGATGAAGCGGATAACGTACAGTATTTCTCGGGATTGCCCGAAGAGCAGCAACAAAAGATTATGCAATCCTCTCTGCTGGTATATGAATGCGAGGGTGAAGAAAAGGAAATAAAGGAGTGGTTCAAGACCATCAATATTGTAGGCATTCCGCTCAAGGAGCAGGAATTGCTCAATGCCATCTATTCGGGCGAGTTCGTAAATGCAGCCAAGCGGGTGTTCAGTAATTCCCAAAATGCGGAAATACAGAAATGGAGTCATTATATCAAGGGAGATGTGAAACGGCAGGATTATCTGGCGGAAGCCCTCCGGTGGATTTGCGACAGTAAGGGGATGAGCATTGATGCCTATATGAGCATACACCGTCACGAGCCTTCCACGGGAGAATTGGAAAGTTATTTCCGTTCTGTGATTGACTGGGTATCGGCTACCTTTACTATGGTAGAGCGTGACATGTGCGGCTTGGAATGGGGACGGCTGTATGAAACGTACCATGCCACCCCTTATAGCACCGTCCATGTCGCGGAACGGGTAAAAGCCTTGCAAGCGGATGAAAGTGTGCGGTGTCCCCGAAATATTTACGAATATGTACTGGGTGGAGAAGAGGATAAGAAACTGCTTGACATCCGTATCTTTGAAGAATCAACCAAGCGGGCTGCTTACAAGCGTCAGACCGAAGCGGCTGAGAAACAAGGAATTTCCAATTGTCCGCTCTGTGCGTTGGGGAATAATGCCAACAAGACCCGCATTTACAAACTTTCGGAAATGGATGCCGACCATGTGACTGCATGGAGCAAGGGAGGGGCAACCAGCATGGAAAATTGCGAGATGCTTTGTAAAACCCATAATCGTTCAAAGGGAAATCGGTGAAAGTGTGTTATTTTGAGAGAGTTAAATCAATTAATTCTCTCAAAATATGAACAATAAAAAAACATTTCACGAAGTTTCCGAGATTTGGTGTGATGCAAAGCGTCCGATAGTGAAGCATTCCACCCTATGTGCTTATCAGCTTACGTTACAAACACACCTATTGCCACGATTTGGCGCTGCGGAAAATATAACAGAGAAGGATGTCCAGCAGTTTGTGATAGACAAATGTACTTCCGGATTAGCAAGAAAAACAGTCCGGGATATAGTGGCAGTGCTCAAATCTGTTATCAAATACGGGAATAAGCACGGGATTTTCCATTTTGAAGAATGGGAAATCGAATATCCTACCCAAACAGAAAACAAACTGCCGCCCACATTGTCATTAAATCATCAGCGTATATTGATGCGTCACTTGCTGGAACAGCCCACTCCACAAAATATAGGTGTACTGTTGGCTCTCTGTACCGGAATGAGAATCGGTGAGGTTTGTGCTTTGAAATGGGAAGATGTGGATTTTGCACAAAAGACAGTCATCGTGAAGCATACTGTAGGCAGAATATATAACTGTGAGTTGAAATCTACAGAAAGGGTTCACTCTTCCCCAAAAACCAAGAATTCCTATCGTGAGATTCCTATATCCAAACAGCTTCTCCAAGCGTTGAAAATGGTAAGGAAACAATCTCAATCCCCATACGTGGTAGGCACTTCCACACAATCTAAAGAGCCCCGTTCTTATCGTGATTATTTTGGCAGGTTGCTAAAACGATTGGATATTCCCCACTTGGTCTTTCATGGACTTAGGCATACATTTGCGACCCGATGTATTGAAAGCCAGTGTGATTATAAAACTGTCAGTGTCATACTCGGTCACTCAAATGTGGCAACGACACTTAATCTGTACGTTCATCCTAATCTCAATCAAAAGAAACGGTGTATTGACCGTATGAGTAATTTCTTGGGAATAACATGAGTTAGTCTTGGACTCTATATATACATGGGGGACAAAAAATGTCCTCCATGTATGTGATGCGCATGATTGACTATAGCTTGAAGCCTTTATTCTTTTTCTGAATAGGCTTCAAGCCGACATTCTGTTGTAATCGTTCAAATTGTTTCTTGAACCATTCCCCGATATGCAGTCCGTCAATGGCAAGTATCAGCTTTCCATTGTTTGTACCAACTTTGGCAGTAACATCATTCGTCTTGAACTTACGCCTATGCTCATCGGAATAGAGTTCGCCGTTGTACGGCAATGGCTTGCCTGTCATTAAATGGGCGGTCTGTTCATGGGTAAAACCGACAGCAAGGCACAATTTCTCAATACGGAGCATAGCACGAAACCAAGGAAACCATTCTGTGGCTTTTATCAACAAGGCGTTAAGCCTTGATACTTCCGTTTGATGTTTTGTTACCGTCTCGTTCTTTTCCAGCAAGTGCCGTTGCTGCATTTCCAGCACTTGGCGGCTGTGGTCTGCCCGTATGGTCTGTATCTCGGCTTGCAGGGCTTCGATGGTCTCCTCGTGTGTGGCTACCTTCCTATGCAGGGCGGTGTTCTCCCTCTCCAGTGTCTTGACCTTGTTGCTCCCGAAAAGAGAACCGACACTCTCGGCGATGTTGGCGGCTGCGGTCGTGGCTGCCCCTTTCAGCCGTTCGGTCTGTATCTCTTTTTTCGCCCGTTCAAGCTCTTCCCGTGCCGTTTCTTTCCGTTCCTGCAATTCCACCACTTCCGTTTTCAGTTCCTCTGTTTGTCGCTTTATGTCACGGTAATATTGCTGCGTGGAAACGTGCCTCGCTTCCGAACCGTCCACGCCCCGTTGTAAACCGTATTTTTTCATCGCAACAGCGTAGCTGTCTTGATAGGCTTTCAGTTTCAAGCGGCTCATGATGTCATCGGCGCACAGCCTCACGGTGTCGGTCGGCTTCTTGCGGTAGCGTTTCTTCGCCTGCTCCTCCCTTTTCTTCCGCTTGCGTTCCCCCTTGACTATCGGCACAAGTGTGACGTGCATGTGCGGTGTTTTCTCGTCCAAGTGCAGGTGAGCCGCCACGATGTTCTCCTTCCCGAACGTGTCGGCAAAATATTTGAGGTTGTCGGCGCACCACTCGTCCAGCCGTCCCTCCCGTTCGATGCGTTCCATGTCTTCGGGTGTTGCCGACACGTTGATGCGGATTGCCCGCACTTGGTTACTTCCGATTTTGCGTGTCAGTCCCGCTTCTTCCAGCCTCCTTTGGATAGCCGCCGAACGGTCTTTCACTCCTTCGGGATATTCGATGAGTTTTCGGTTTAGATGCGTGCGTGTGGGGTCAGCGTTCTTGGGTATGATGAAACGCTCTATGTGGGCGGTCGTCCCGCTGTCGGAACCGTGCGCCTTTTCCATGTGTAAAACTACGAAACCCATATATTCTTCCTTTCTTTTTTGGCTTGTGCAACAATGATTTTTTTGTATCTTCAGGGGCGGCAAATGCCGTCCCCGATGGGGTGTGCAGAGGGGCTTGCCCCTTGCCTTATTGGGGAATTTTCAGCGATACGTAGTATTGCGGCTCGGAAAATTCCCTAATAAGCTACGGTATTTTCTCCGTAAATACCCTGCGGCGTACCGTCCGTCTGCCTTTCTGCGGTGGCTATCCCTGCCGTCTGCTTACCCATATAACCCCACCCTTATTTTTTCCCTTTCGGTCGGTGGGTGGCGGGGCGGTCGGATACAAGGTTTTCCCGATAAATACGCTCGCAGCGAAGCGAGAGGAAGATTTATCGGGAAACGGCGCAGCCGCCTGACCTTTTAGCCGACATAAAGCCCCGTGCTTGCTTTGCCTTTGTAAACGGAAATGATTGCTCCGCTTTCCTCTGAAAAGAGGAATAGAACCTGCAATATATATCACCATAGTGATATGTTTGCATGTTGGTATGTTGATATATCATCATGCTTTCCAACGGCTGTTGGGCTTGCCGTCCGAAACAACCGACACGAATACCTTCGTTTTCTCTTTTCGCCCGTGTATAATCCTTTCCAACAACACTTTGCGGACTTTCGCCGCCCCGAACGATTCAACACGGAAAGCGAGGGCGGCTATCGTTTCGAGGTTGTAAACCTCCGCGCTGTATTTGTCCGATATGCGGATAATGCGCTTTATGTCATATACGCTCAAAACTCCGCTTTTGCAGAGTGCCTTTATCCCTGCCCGAACCGTCGGGGCGATAACCCCGAACAGTTCGCAGATTTCCCGCTCGGTCATGGCGGTTGCACCTATATCGCTCGGCAGGGAGATATTGCCCTGCCCGTCCATCGTGATAATGTTCCTTTCTTCTTTCATCGGGATTCTGTTTTTAATTAGATGGCTCGGCAGATATTCTTCTCCATATCCTCCAACTTGTGCGACAAGGTTTCCATGTCTTGGCTTATCTTCTGGGCGGTGATTTTGGCGTAAATTTGGGTGGTTTTTATGTTCGTGTGTCCCAAAAGGCGGCTCACCGTTTCGATGGGTACGCCGTGCGACAGAAGTACGGTCGTGGCGTTCGTGTGGCGTGCCACATGGTAGGTCAAACGTACCTTGAAGCCGCATTGTCTGCCTATATCTTTGAGTATCTTGTTGCAGCTTCCGTTACTCGGAACGGGGAAAACATGACCGTCCCTTGCCAGCCCCTTGTACTTTTCGATGATACGCTTGGGAACGTCCAAAAGGCGGATGTTTGATTCGGTGTTGGTCTTCTTTCTTCGGGTGATTATCCACAGGTTGCCGTCGAAGAATGTTTGCAGGCGGTCGACGGTGAGGTTCTTCACGTCCGAATACGCCAAACCCGTGAAAACAGAAAAGACGAACAAGTCCCGTACAAGCTCGTGGGTGGCGTTCTTCATCGGTGCGTCCATGAGCGTCTGTATCTCCGTTTGGGTGAGGTAGCCCCTATCCACGCTTTCGGGAGAGTTGATATATCCGGCAAAGGGATTGAACGGCAAACGCCCGTTGTTCCTTGCAATGGAAACGATGTGTTTCAACACAATCATGTAGCCCCACACGGTATTGGTGCGGCATTTCTTCTCCGTGCGCAGAAAATACTCGAAATCGTTGATGAACGTGAGGTTGAGTTCCTTTAACGGAATATCCTCACGCCTGTAGGTATGGGGCAAAAACTCCCGAATATGGTTGCAGACCGTCCGATAACGGGTAAATGTACCCTGCGCCCTGCTGTGCCCGACTTTCTTCTCAAACTCGGCGTTGTGCTGCTCGAACAGTTTCAGCAAAGTTTCCTGCTTGACGCCGATACCGAGATAGGCGTCTTTGAGTTTGGCGGCGGTAACATAACCGTCCGTCTGCATTAACTCTTGATAGCGGCGGTTTACCTCCACACGGATTTTATCTACCGCAAGGTTGATTTTCTGTGCTTCGACGCTCTTGCCCGAAGCACGGCTGTTCTTCACGTCCCACAACCGTGGGGGAACGTCCATCTTGCAACTGAACTGTTTAATCTCGCCGTCCACCGTGATACGGCACATTAAAGGCAGGTTGCCGTTCGGCTTCTCGCTGCCTTTCTTCACGTAAAATAATACCTTGAATGTACTACGCATAACTCACTCCTTTTTTTGATTACAAAATTAGTTATTAGTGAGTTACCGACAGCTATGTAAATCTACGCAAAACGCAGAAACAGAACTGTTTAGCAAGAAATATGCACCCGTTACGGGAGTAACGAGGTGGTAACTGGACTTCTGCACCGTTTGGCTTCGAGGTGGTATTTCGTTGGCTCTGTCCCATAGAAAAACAAAGCGTAACGAACGCTCTATCAGCTAATTCGCTACGCTTTGCCCAAATTTACTTTTTCGCTATGTGTTTATTTTAAGTCATGCCATTTCTACTCTTAATGCATTATATTTTTTAGCGTTCTAAATAAACCTTTTAGATACCACATCTGCACTTGTTACTTGTGGTTGGGATAGCTTCTCATCACGTAATACACTTCGATAAGCGATGAAGACGATTTCGTTGGTCTGCGAAGCCGCTTTCAACACCTGTTGAAGCCGCTTTTATTCTTTCTCCCATCTACAAGTCCTTGACAACGGTTTCCATTTCCGCTTCCAATTGGCGTATCGCCCGCATATCAGGGAGGACAGGATCTGCCTTTCTTGCCTGATAAAGCGCATGGAGATGGATGAAATCCTCTTGATAGTTGTAGATGCCGAGGGTGGCGGTGCGGAAGATGGCTTCCAGTCCTTTGTTCAATTCAAGGTACTGGTGTCTGATCTGATGGTACACTTCGGGATTGTATTGCCGAAGCAGCACCTTGAATGCGTTATGCCGCAAGACAACTCGTCTGCCATCCTATTGGTAGTGGGCACGAAGGGCCGGACGGTACTGTGACAAGATGGATTGATTGAAATCCATGGCGCAGAACACAACGAAAAAACATAGATGGAACTGGAGCAGATCTTCTGTAGAGCATCCGTTCGCAGTAGCCATATCCACGAAGTTGAGCCATGCCTGGCGGTCACATGCCAGTTCCTCAACCAGCACGTTGTCACTCCCATTGACCAATCGGTCTATATAATCCGTGGAATAAGGATTGGATTTCATTTCCTCGCACATCTGTGCCATCATCGCTTCCCGCTCTTCCTGTGGCAACGCAGGCGGAATAAGTGCGGCAAGATGCTCTTGGGTCTTGGAGTCCGAGAGCAGTTCGTCGTTGGTGATAAGAGAGAGTTGGTCTGCCAGTTCGTCCTTCATGTCGCGCAGCAACTCCCGTGTGGTTTCTGCCGCCATCTTCGCCGATTCGGGCGAGTGGCGGAAGATGATGTGGAACGATTCGTGCAGCATGGTAAAGTACAGCTGTACGAGCACCTGTCCGCGTGCCTCCTCACGCTGTTCCGGCGAGCGGCGGTCCAGGTGCAGGCGTTGCACCTCCCCGGCGGAACGCATCGAGGTGGCGGCGTGCTACCTCATAGTCATCCAGTTCAAGGAAGGCATGGAACAGGGCATAGCGGCATACCGTCTCACCGATGTCCACGCCGTCTCCCATGGCAAGGTTGTAGAGCGAAAAGATAGTCTGCACCGTGGGCGACCTCGGGAACTGCCTGTATGCCGTAGTAATGACGGAGCGATTCGGCCATCTGCCGGAATATATGGCTGTGGTCAATATTCATTTTCTGCTAACTGGATGGTTTGCGAGAGGGTGAGGTGACTGCGCTCAAAGCCGTAGCTTTCCGAAGCATAGCGCATGTCGGTAAGGGAATCCGTACCTAAACTGTCGCATATCTGGCGGAGTGCCGCCGCCACAAACGAGGATGCCCCTTGCAATTGATAGACGGGGAAGGCTGTATCGGGATGACCGTCGAAATGGCTGACGGTGACCCAGCTCAGAACCATATCCATTTGGTGGATAATCTCCTGCATCAAAGCGAACTTATCCCGGTCGAAAGTTACGGAGAAGTTTACAGTGATGGTGTTCTCGTTGATTTTGAAAGGTTTGCTTTCACGGCTTTCCTTCTCCCGTGCCTTCCATCGGTCACGGGCGATGATGCTGTTGATGTGCTCACGGAGGTTGTTCACCGAACTGCCCTTCTGGAGGTGGGTCGCCACTCCAAGGAGGATGCTTATGAACTCTTTGGTGACCACCCGGTCGGAGTTGACACTACCCACACCGAACAGCCATGCCACTACCTCCGCCACTTCACGCGCTTTGGTGGCACGTTGCAGTAGGCTGAGGGTGCCTTCAAAAAGCCTGCTCTCCTTCGCCATGTCGAAGAATTCCCGGTACTTCTCTATAGGGTCTTTTCGTTCATTTCAGGATGTTTTAGGGTGCTGGAAACCGAACAGGATTAAATGGCAAGGAGTCTGTTCCTGAACATTCGGAAGCGTTTCCAAACGAGTATGGGAATAGGCAAAAGTCTGAATTAACTTTGCTGACGTAACCCGGTTACAGAGCGTTCTTTGACAGCTTGACACAACAACCATAGCGAGGGAATGCACCTTATTATTATTGGATTAATTCTATTTTCTAACCTCTGCCGGGCACAGTTTAATAATGGGCTGTGTAAATACCAAGTCCCATACCGGCAATGGGCAATTGTTATGATCAATTACAGTGTATTCTTGCTCCCCAATCCACAGAACAAAGAAGCGGCGCCCAAAGCTTTCGCCAAGGCTCAGGTTTCGGAAGTGATGTCGTTCCGTGGTTTTGTGCAGCACATCGCCGACCACGGAGGTCACAAGCGCGGCACAGTGAAAGGCGTGCTCTCCGATATGTGCGAGTGCCTGGTGGAAATGCTGCTGGAGGGCAAGAAAGTGCAACTTGACGAGTTGGGCGACTTCTGGCTGTCGCTGACCAGCACGGGTGCGGAGAACTGCCAGAAGTTCACTGCCGCCAACATTAAGGGTGTGAACATACTCTTTACACCGGGGGCCGACTTTGAGAATCTCATTGACCGTGCCGAGTTCAATCCCGTGGCAAGCCGTGTGGCGCAAGTGGCTACGCTGAAGGCGGAGAAATCCGGCATTGGCCTTGTGGACATCGACACCGCAAAAGGCAAGAAGCCGACGGACGGTGGTAGCGATGATTCCGGCAACACAGGAGATAACGATGAAATGTTGCAGTAACATGAGAGTTATGGATTTATTGATAATTGTCTTATTAAAAACAAAAAGTAACATGAAGAAAAAATGGAAAACCGTACTGTTGTACATCGTCCGTATCATCGAATTGCTCATCAGTGGTGCCGCAGGCGGCATGTTGGGAGGTAACTTATGAGAACCATCACCCTGATTATCGTGCACTGTTCCGCCAATAAGGCGGACAGCGCACTCCGCATGGCAGACATCGACCGCTACCATCGCTCCCTCGGTTGGCTGGGCTGCGGCTACCACTATGTGATTCCTACTGACGGCACCATCGAAGCGGGCAGACCCGAAGAAATGATTGGAGCATATTGTAAGAACCATAACCGTCATTCCATCGGGGTATGCTATATCGGTGGTTTGGCTGCCGATGGCAAAACTCCCATGGACACCCGGACACCTGCCCAAAAGAAGGCTTTGGAGCGGTTGCTTGCGGACTTGCATCGCAGATTCCCTAAAGCATTGATTGTGGGTCATCACGATTTGGAACCTACGAAAGCATGCCCCTGTTTTTCAGTGGCAAGTCTTCGATTTTAGTTATCTTCCTCGCTATGGTTGTTTCCCAAGCTGCAAGACAATGGGTGTCGCTGCCTGTCAAGCCATAGAAGCCGTTCCTCAACAGCCATTCGGCTTTCTTTTTGACTTCCGACCCATAGCCACCAACGATACTGGACAGATTGAGCTGGAAAGCGACATTTATACGATTTAACTGTTCGTAATCTTTCAACTCCATATACACATACCGTTCAGGATGTGCCAGGACGGGGACATAGCCTTTCGACTTGATGCGGAGCAGGATGTTGTTCAATCCCATCGGAGGGTTAAAATAAGAGGTTTCCACCAACAAATGGTCGCCGTTCTCACCCAAAGGTAGCAGGTCGTTCTTTTCCAATCGTTCCTCGAAGAGGTTATCGAGCATATTTTCAGCCGCAAGATGTAGCGTTATCGGGCCGGTGTAGGTGGCTTGTAGTTCCGCGAAACGCTCCCAGAGGTGTGCTGTAGTATTGGGGATGTCTTCCATGATGTGCGGCGTCAACCACACGGATTTCACACCCAACTCCTCATACAGACGCAATATCTCCAACGCCTCCTCCATAGTCTGCACCCCGTCATCCACACCCGGCAGAATGTGCGAGTGCCAGTCGGTAAACCCCTCGAATATGCCGCTATCTTTCAGCGGGATGCGTTTTCTGAAAGGCCACACAATGATATGAAGATTTTATTTGCAACATTAATTTCTAATTATTTGACAACCAGTTATTTACCACGATACTTTTCATCGGAGCTGTAGTGGTATCCCGAACCGTAACCGTAGTGGTAACCATACCGATAGCCGTAACGGTATCCGTAGCGACCACCGCTTCCCTCGGTTCCGTTCAGGATCAGGGACATGTTCTTGTATTTTTTCTCCTCGTAGATTTTCTCCAATTCAGCAAGCATACTCCGTTCAAGTAAT